TAGGGGTTAACAAGTACAAACTATCTCATACTTGTGTGTTACAAGCTATCTATACGTACGTAGCTTACAGTCCAGACACAACATACGAAAGTATTGTTTGTTTCATGCCCATCTGGATTGTGAGATACGCAAGTATCGGAAAGGGGGTAACTTATGTTACCTAATGGAATGGCTAGACAAGAGCCACCACCAACACGTAAAGGTGGTAAACAAGCAAAAATATTGTCAGACGACAAAGTTAAGGTGTTGTTAAGCAACCCAAACGTATGGTACGTTATCGCTACATTACCTAGGTGGAGTAGTGGTGTTGTATCAAACATAGGTAGTATGCAACAACGAAACATAAGTCATTTGAAAGACAAAGGTTCTTTCAAGTGTAAGCAAAGAAAAAACAACAACGGTGTGGACTTATACGTTAAGTTCGTACCAAAGGGAGAATAACATATGAGTAAAAAACAAACGTGTTGGGACTTAGTGTCTTACGCAATAGGCAAATCAGATAGAGTACTTTTGTACGGACCTCCGGGTACAGGCAAGACCTACTCTGCTGTAAAACATAATGCACCATTGAACATAAACGGTGACGCTAACGTCTTTCAGTTAGTCATGACCGAAGAAAGTACAAGTGCAGACTTACAAGGTTTTTATCAAATAGGTGAAAATCAACAGTTTGAATGGAGTGACGGTATTGCTGTACAAGCATGGCGTAACGGTGGTAGATTGGTTATCAATGAGATAGACCACGCTTCCCCAGACGCAATGACATTCTTACATGCCGTATTAGACGACAAAGATATTGCAGGTATCACACTCAACAACAAGGAAAAAGAAACTGTTCGCCCAAGCGAAGGGTTTACTGTGATAGCTACGTCTAACGCAGACCCAGAGAGCTTACCTCAAGCACTCAAAGACAGGTTCCCTGTTGCAATACACATAGATGAGATACACCCAAAAGCATTGGAAAAATTCCCAAGTGAATGGCACCAAGCTATTAGTGATACATCTATGACCACAGATGAGAGCGAACGTATTTCCATTCGTAAATGGGACGAGTTCTTCAAGTTACAAGAGCAAGGATTAGACCTTGATATTGCAGGGTTAATAGTCTTTGGCGATAGAGCAGAAGAACTGTTAGACGCTATCAAGTTAAGCGAAGTGGAATAATGAAACACAGACCTTTTCCTGAGATAGTCACAGGGGAAAGAGATTGGGAAGTATACGAAGATACTAAACAACCTCGTACGGACATGACGAATAAGAAAATGTACGTACCCCTTGATGGTGAGTGTCACAAATGTGGTATTAATCATGGACGTGTAATCAGACGACATGAATTAGGTCATGTCAAGTGGTCACCTAAGAGCTTCGGTAAGATTGCCAAAGGCATTCACGAAGAAGCTATACATTTGCTAGAAGAAGTACGTGTTAATCACAGACTAACGTATGCAGGTATCCCAATGGACGCACCACATACATGCTTAGATGAAGTTAACGCTTACACAAGGCAACTTGTAGAGAAAGGTAGTATCACAGACTTAGTCAAGTATGGATTAGCTTCTGTATTTTTTGTTGAAAAAGTACATTATAGAGGAAATTATCGTACTCATTACAGACGTATGCGATTAAACGAGTACGGTTATGAGTATGCTTCTTTTATACAAGCTATTACAGACGAGATAGATAGTCATACTCTCAAGCACAGTCGTGTTCAAGACTTAGAATTTGTTATGGAAAAAATAAGTTATTTCCATTTGAAAATGATACATGTAAGTACAAAGTCTCACAGCATTACACCCAAACCTGCTTGGGCTAGAGTTAAGAAACTAGCAATAGAGTTGTCCGAGTTCTTTGATTTGTTTGACGGCAAACCACAAGACGATGTGCGTTTATCTGACGATGACAAAGAAAAACTTGAGGAAGCGTTAGAGACTGAAGATGTAGATAACTTAGATGAAGCGTATGAAGAAGCAGACCTTTCTTCACCTAAAGATATAGCTATGCTTAAAAGCCGTAACAAGCAAGAAAGTATGGAAATTATTTTGAGTTACGACAACAGTACAGCTTCGTGGGCAGATTACATAATGCACAAACCTGCGTTAACTATCAATATGAATAACAAAATTCGTACAGGTTACACAAATATTGCTAAAGACAAAGGTGTTGCACCTAGAAAAATCCATAGATACACAGTAGATAGGAAGATATTCACACGTAAACAAAATACATACGGTGGAACTATCCTGATTGACGCTAGTGGTTCTATGAACTTTGACGGTCAAGACATACTAGATGTCATGAACGAAGTACCTGCTGTGACTATTGCTATGTACAACTACTTTGGTTGGGGTAATGCATCTGGCAAAGGTGACATACGCATCATCGCTAGAAACGGTAGACGTGTCAACGATGATTACTTAGAAGAACATAGTGGTGGTGGCAATTTCATTGACTTACCTGCACTTGAATGGTTAGGTAAACAAACACCTAGACGTTTATGGGTATCCGATATGCAAGTTGTTGGTACCAATGGTTCGGGTAAAGAAAATCTACAGCAATGTTTACAAGCATGTAACAAGTACAACATTATGAGACTAGCAGACATAAACGAAGTTAAATCATTCGCTAGACATCTAAATGTAGTAAGGTAAAAGTAGTGCTTACGTTTCACGTAAGTGATACGTAGGTTCCTTTCCCTACGTACAGTAAGCACAGAGATAAGAATAGAGCGTAAAGAGAACTTACGACAGGTCTTTTACCTATGACTGTTCTTTTAGGATATCTTCGTTATAGGTTTTGTTACCTTCATGAACACTTATCTCTAGCTTTCTGTTAGTTCATTGTATTTATTTTAGAGTTATGTATACTTATTTACATGAAAGAAATAGATAAACTACTAGAAGAAGCCGAGCATGGTGTAAAAGATAATTTCGTTGAACGAAAAATTACACCAGAAGCACGTGAGTTCTGGGACACACTACTTGAAAGAGTGCGTAACGGAGTTGAAGTAAAACCTTATCGGATAATAAATATATTAAAACGTGAGTTTGATATAGAAATATCTGATAGTGCTATGCGTAAATACATTAGAAAAGTATCTGATGGCAAGTAATAAAGATAAAGAATTAGCTAGATTACTCGCAGACGCTGAGAGTGAGCGAGTAAAAGAGTTAGAAGACGCAAACATTAAGTTGTTAAGACAACTTGATAAAGCTAAGAACAAGACTGAGAAACTTGTTGAAGCTGTATATAGTGCAGTTAAAACAAGTATCACAACGTATCGTAAAAGTAATGTTCCTAAGCCCAAGCTACCTAAAAAGAAAAAAGTTGGGGAAGAAATAGCTTGTGCAGTATTGTCAGATGTACAACTTGCAAAGATTACACCTACATACAATACACAAATAGCAGAAGAACGTGTTGTACGATATGCACACAAGATAATTGACTTAGCTAATATCCAACGACAAGCACACAACGTTAATAAGATTGCTGTGTTTTGTGTTGGTGATATCGTAGAGGGAGAACTTATATTTCCCGGTCAGGAACACCTGATTGACAGTTCATTGTATAGTCAAGTGACAGTTGACGCGCCTAGAATATTGACACAGTTCTTTGATATTCTATTGGCAAACTTTGAGGAAGTTCAAGTTCATTGGGTCATCGGTAATCATGGACATTTAGGTGGACGTTCAAGAAAAAACTACCACCCCGATAGCAATGCCGACAGAATGTTAGGCAAGATATTGGACATGATATACGAGAGCGAAAAACGAATTACATTTTCTATACCCGATAGTGTAAATGCTGATAATCATTGGTTTGATATCGCAGATTTGGGAGAGAAATGTAAGTTCTTTCTATGGCATGGTGATAACGTACGAGGTTTCGGAGGTTTCCCATGGTATGGATTTGGTAAAAAGATAATGGGTTGGAAAACACTAGCTAGCAATGGGTTAATGCCCGACTTTGACTACGCTATTGCAGGACATTTTCATACGCCAAACACACAATACATAAACGATGTACGACTGTGGATTAACGGAAGTACAGAAAGTTATAACACGTATGCGTTAGAACAACTTGCAAGTATGGGTAGACCATGTCAATACTTACTGTTTTGTAAGCCAAAGCATGGAGTAACTGCTGAATACCTTGTAAATTTGGAAGATGTATAGGTATAATAAATAGTATATGACAAATAATAATGTCAAAGATGTAACTAATCACGAGTTAGTTGGTATAGAATACTCGGGGGACGCTCCTGTATTAATATACATTACTGAAGATGGGGCAACTCACTTCAGTAAACTAACCCGTGGTATTACACGACTAAAAAAATAAAATATAAATCATTAATTTAATTCCTTAACTTGTTAAGGAAATTAAATAATGATAGAAAGGAGAACGTATGGCTAGTAAGCCAGTTAAATTGTTGTCCCCATTTCCCAAAAGTGTAGTTAAACCTGCACCTGCAGGGAAGTTTGGCGACTACGTTCCACACAGTATCTACGTAGAAAGACTACGTGATAGTGAAGTAAAGTACTCTTGGTCATGTGAACCTGTTTATGGTAAACACAAGGGTGAAGACAGAATAGTAGGTGCTAAAGGTACCATTACTATTGAGGACATGGGTAGTTATGATGGCTTCGGTGACGTTGACACATTCAAACTAGACAGTCCTAAACACAACGATGGTACAAACTTAAAAGACGCAGAGAGTGACGCTTTCAAACGTGCTTGTATGCGATTTGGTTTAGGTGTTGAGTTATGGTCGGGTTCAGATACAACTGAAGAAGAACATAATGCTATGCCACTTGTTACCATGGCAGACGTAGACACAGACAATGTCCTCGTTACTAAAGTTGACATGCGTAAAAAAGAGAACAAACCTAATGTACAAGTTAAACCTATTGAAGATATAAAGGACGGAGAAGCACCTTTTAAGGACGCCTCTACACCTACTGAAGATAGTAAAGTCAAGTTCATTGACGAGACTATTGACAAGATGATGTTGGGGTATGACGAAAAGACGCAAGTGTTTGCTATGGACTTAGCAGATAACTACCGTAAAGTCATGAAGTATCCCGAAAAATCTCAATGGAGTAATGAGCAGATAGACAATTACCTAGCTAAAATAGAGCTTGGATTATCGTCTACTGCAAATACAGTTGACGATAGTGACGACTTGATAACAAAAGTATCAGGTATATTAGGAGGTGTTGTGGAAAAATCACAACAACAAAACGAAATCAAAATGGATTTAACATGTCCGTTTTGTAGTGGCAAGGTCTTTGACAACAGGACTAGTAAGCTATCTGAAAAGTCGCCCGACTTCAAGTGTGCAGCAAAAGCTGTAGACGAATGTCCGGCACATACAGGTAAGTTTCCTAAGTCATGGTGGTTAAATTCATCAGACTTACCACCCGATTGGGGAGTAAGTGCCTAACAAAAAGATTGACTACAAGCGTCAAGGTATGCTGAATAAACGTAAAGGTAGACGGAAACAATTAGAAGCGTTGCGTCAGTTACAAATGCCCGAACCTAGTCTGTATCACTTACGTGTACATGAAGAAGGTTGGGCAGAAGCATTCATTAGATGTGAAGTCAAAGCAGGTAAGCAAGTTCAGACGTTGTGGAATAGGTATCTGAAAGCTAAAGAGCAATCAGATACCAACTTACCTAACGATGAAAGACCATTTGTGTTTGTAGCAAAACCCGATGGTACAACTGAGGGACTTGTTATCTTTAACATTAAAGATTTAGATGAGTTTTGTATTGCATACCAGTTACACATAAGTGGTAGAAAGTACAAGAAACCTGCAGTTTACGAAGAAGAATGATTGAATTACTTATAAGTTGTGTTCTTACTTTACCCATAAGTACAGATACATTACAAGAATATGTAATTTGTCGTGATGTAAAAGAGAAAGTACAACATGTTGAGGAGTGGATACCAACAGTCAGTACATACTTCAAAGAAGAAGATATTGTACAAGCTATGACAATTATCTATTGCGAAAGTAGTGGTAGATATACTGCATACAATGACAAAAACAAAAACGGTTCTAATGATTTAGGATTGTGGCAATTCAATAACCTCACATGGGATTGGCTTTCAAATAAGTTAAGTATAAAAAATAACAGAGTTAATCCTGTGGTGTCTACACGTGTGGCTAGTTGGCTAGTCTACAACGATGGTTGGCACCATTGGAACTCTAGTAAGGAGTGTTGGAAAAATGCCGAACATATTTACCGACCCAAAAGAAATAAAAGTATGGGCGATACAGCTAGCTAATGCTTGTGGTGGACAACGTGTTGTTCAAGACAATGTATTACAAGACGCTGACGCTGAAAAAGTAAACAAGTTATTGTTTGAGTTCTTACAAAGTTTTGAACAAACAATATTAGACAATCGTAGAAAGGCGGAAGAAGAATGAGTGAACCTACATTTGACTATTACCCAAGTGGTGAAGATGTTTTAGATGTGTTAGAAGAACTTACACAAGCAGAACTAGAACACCTAGAAGATACTAAAGCTAATGGTATTAGTTACTGGACAGATACACAAATGCACACATACAATGTAAGAAAGCAAATGTACAAATTGTTTCTACACAAAATTAAAACATGGCAACATGAAGTAGAGCGTGCAGAAATTAGAGATGATATAGCACGTGAAGGTGCGCAGGATTATCCATCATGGTAGAAGTGTACATGCTTAAGTATGAAGAAGACGGAGAGTATCATGAGGTATTTTCTACTGATGAATACAAACTACAAGATGTAGTAGAAGATTGGCAGAACTATGGCAAGGATACATCGCTTGATACCATAACTAAATACACATATGACCACCTAGAACAGTTTATTTTGTTAGTTAATATGTTATCTACACCACATAAACACGGTAGTGTATGGCTTAAGAGAGCTAAGTTGCAATGAAAGAAGTAAGTCCACAAGGTGAGCATAACAAACTTAATTCAACAGAACGTATAAAAAATTACATACCTTTTGCTGAAGATGTGTTTGAACAGTATTGCAAATCTAAAGACATGAAGTTTAGACAGCTTCATCTCAATGACAATGCAGACTTTGGAGAAAGTCCTATACCTATGTGGACAAGTATGTCTCCGTTTCTTAAATCGTTCCCAGATTATTTTGTGTACAATGATAAGAAACAGATGTTAGTAGAAGTAAAATCTTCTCCTAAAGTAAAAGTAAAAGACCTTATGCACTATTGTGCTGTACACACATTGTATGCTGAAGGACAATCTACAGATTATTACATAGCATTTTGTTTTAAAGATGGTGTTGTAAAGTTTTACACAGTAGAAGAACTACTCAATCTTATACAGATAGCAGACTATGGAAAGTATCATGATGGAAAGGAATATTATGACTTCGGAAGTATCACAAGAACAAGTAGATAGAGCTGCACGTAAAACAGCATTAGCTTTACAAGCACTCATGGCAGAAGTTGATGAAGGGTTTAATGCACATGTACGTTGTATAGTGTGTAATGAACAATACAAACACCACATTGATGATAAGCCCTGTGTAGATGATGACAATGTAAAACAAATTGTACGCAAGAGTAGGTGGCGTGGAACTAGAGTTGTTAAATGAATGATAGTTATAGACCTTTACCCGATGAAGTAGAAATAAGACAATCAGTAATAGAAGGTGTTGGTTTGTTTGCTAAAGAACCTATACGTACTAATTCAACATTAGGTGTTACGCATGTAGCTAATGAGCAGTTCCAACACGGCTTCGTACGTACACCATTAGGTGGCTTTATTAATCATAGTGAAACTCCTAACTGTGTAATAGAAGATGTGTTTAATCTTAAATGTATCAAGACAATTAAAGACATTATGCCTGATGAAGAACTAACAGTTAAGTATCATTTATATACGCCAAAAATTAAAGAGGTATTATGACGGAAGATATATCAGCTATTAGAGAACAAGCCCTAGAAAGAGCTAGAGGACGCTGTGAGTGGGCAGATTGTGGCAGTAGTAAATGGATAGAGCTTGCACACATAAAAGATATTGGTATGGGTGGTAACCCAACAAGAAAATTTGACATACAAAATGTAGCTATGTTATATAAATGGCACCATGATATATACGATGGTCGTCAATCTATGGGTACTAAAGTAGCTTATCGTGAATTACTACGTGGATATTTAGATAGATATAGTGATGTTAACGAGTGACTACCACTTAACTTTGTTTGCCCAATACGCAGCTGACATCTTACCTTTACTTATGTTCTTTGCATGACGTGCTTTAAAAGATTTACGTCTTGCTTTTGATTTAGCGTCAGTTTTTTTACCTGCACCAGACACACCTTGTTGTCCAAATCTAATTAATTTAACCTTGTCACCTTGCTTAGCCAGTACTGCATGTGACTTACTAGCTTTAGGTGTACGCTTAGGTTTGTTGTATCCCGAAAACTTTTCACCTCTGTACTCAATCATTTTTTTATTTTCTTGACTTTGCCGTTAACTGTACGAGCAAACTTATGAGTTTTAGTTTCTCTAATTAACGTACCATAGTGGCGTTTTCCACCCCACATCCAACTAACTTTAGCCATTATCTATCTCCTATTCGTGCAATAAAGGTAGCGCTATACAATACTATTATACACATTACAATAAGTACGCCGTCCACGAATTACTTCTTGGATTTTTTCTTAACTTTATATGCTTTTTTCTTACCAGTTTTTTTATTAACAGGCATATTAATCTCCGTATCTCTTACTAACTTTGTTTAAAGATTTTTGATAATCTTTACGATAATTGTTATCTGCTTCAGCTCGTCTTTGAAAAAAAGAAGAACGTTGTGCATACGCTTGTGCTTTTCTTTTAACACCTTCACGATTGGAACCACTCTTTAGTAGTTGCTTAGACGCTTTTCTAAATTCACTAGCTAATGCTAACTCTTTAACTATCTTTTTTTGCAACCTAGCTAAAGCAACTTTGTTTACTTCTGGGTCTCCGTATTGATAGTTCTTCTTTTCAGCCATTACTTACTTACTGTAATTTGCTTCTTTGCATATGTCTTGATTACTGCAAGTGCTGCGCCACCACCTGCTAATGCAGCTAACTGAACTATCTCAGCGTCTACACCAACTAGGGGAGCAACTGTTAAGGCACCTATGAACGCTTCAATAAATGTCCAAGCAGTTCTTTCAATCATATCTTTAAGTTGTTCACTCATTTTATAACTCCATGCTTCATTCCAAGGTGTCCACGCTACATCCTTTTTGAATGTACCATCTTGATTTCTTTGTCGTTTGTTCCTTGCAAACATATTATTTATTATATTTGTAAGACTTATTAATACTTGTACCGTAAAGTTTCATGTTAGTTTTCTTTTTCTTAGGCAACGAACTCGCATATTTATTAACATCGTAAATGTCTTTCATTAAAAGAACTTGTCCTACGACTGGAATTAATCTTGTTGCGCCTTTAGTAGCAACCTTAGCTCCTGTAATAATAGCTCTCTTAGCAGCAGGAGATAATCTCTTACTAGCTTTAGCTAAATTAACAGGACTGTTAGCACCTATTTTGTAACCTTTTATTTTGTTTGGATTAGGATTAGCTTTAACTTTTTGTTGTGATGGTGTAATTTGACTATCCATTTTTGTATTAGCTGCTTTGTAACCTACTGTATCACCAGTCATTTTTCTAATAGTTCCGTCAGCCATCTTTACTTTTTTACCAATACCAAATTTTGCTTTGCTAACGCTGTCTGCATTACGTATATCACCTACGCCAATACCTGCTGCTTTCTGTGATTTTAATTCTTTCATTCTTCTTGCGTTACTAATTTCACCACTACCTACAGGATTTTTAGACATACCTTTTGTACGACCTTTTGAAGGGAATGATTCGTTAGTAGATATACCTGCATTAGCTGCACTCATTTGTGTAGCTGTCATAGGTTTACCACGTTTAATACTCTTATCGTATTTTACTTCAACGCCTCTCATTTTATAATCTTTGCGTTTCATCTTAGGACCTATGAGTTTAGGTTTCTTAGGTTTGTCTATCTGTGTGTAAATGTACTCATTCATTTGAGCTACTCTAGGTTTATTTGAAACTTTATAATTCTTTTTCTTACTACTCTTAGCCATTATCTAATTATCCTACCATTTAACATAGCGTTTGTCTTTATAACATTGCCATTTATTTCCTGTAGTTTCTCATACATGTCATCTATATTGATAGAGATATTGTCATCTATATCTGTATCATTAGACAAGTTTATTTTGCTATATTCAATAGTAACTTTTTCACCAATGAGTAGTTCTTTAGCTATCTTTGGGTAAAGTTTTTTGTAAGCATTGCCACTAGCACCTACCATACCATTGAAGTTAACGTCTAAGTCTTGTTGTGTATCACCCATTATCAAACAACCTGATGTATGTTCATCTGTATTACCTGTATGAAT